GGCTTGCGGCTCCGGGGTGGGCGGCAGGCCCTCTGCTACCCGGACCTCCTCGGCCGCCGTCACGAGCTGCTCGAGGTTCGTGGCGCGCTCGGCCTGGACCTCGGCCATGGGCTCGGTCTTGGGTTCGGGCAGGTCCGAGACGTCCACGGGCTCGTTGCGGGCGGCTTGCTCGATCGCGCGGCGTACTCGTTCCACGTGGAACTCGGCGTCCTGGGGCTCGGCTGGGCGCCCTGGCAGGCTGTCGGCGCCCATGTGCTGGGCCTGCCTCATGGCCGCGAGCGCCTCTCTCTGGCCGCTGGGGGCGGCCTGCAGCCAGCGCTCGAGCCGCTCCATCGCCTGGCCCCCTTGCGCGCGCATGGCGGGGGAGACGTGCGCCATGCCGCCGAAGGCGAGCCCGAGCAGCACGTCCATGGTGAGGTAGGCTGGATCCAGCGCCCCGTAGATCTCGGCGAGCTCGGGGTGCTCACGTAGGAGCTCGGCCGAGGCGCCGCGCGTGGCCGTGCCCTGGACGAGGTTGAAGCCCGCCCCGCCCACTAGGATCCGCTCGGTGAGCGTGCGCCCGAGGATCGGCACGTAGATCCCCAGGCCAAGCCCTGCGGCCTGCACCGCGCCCACGGCGAGCGCGGTCTTCGCCGGCGCGCCGCGGCGCACCAGCTCCTCGGCCTCGCCCACCATGAGGCTGCCCACGGCGAGGCTCGGGGAGGCGATCACCATCGGGATCATGGTCAGCAATTCACCCGTGATCTGGCCGGCGATCCCTACCTCCTCCGGCCGTGGCGTCCAGTAATCGACCGCCCGCCCGAAGACCGCCTCGTGCTCCTTGAAGTAGCGGTCCTGCGCCTCGGTGCCGTCGGTGAAGGTGTCCTGGGCCATCGGGCCCAGCGCGCCGATCAGGTCCACGGCGCTGCCGGTGCGCGCGAGCGCGCGCATCGCCGCCTGGCCGGTGCCGCGGAGAAACCCCGTGAAGGCCCCGGGCTCCACCCGGTCGGTGGGCTCGAGCGAGGACAGGCGCTCGGCGATCTCGCGGTCGTAGAGGTCCGAGCTCATCCCCTGACCCCTTCCCTGTTCTTCGGCGGCTTCCCGGCCGGGGCGCTCGAGCCCGTCTTGTCCGAGCGGATCTTATCGAGCGTCTTGGGTTGGCCAGCGTTCCTCCAGCGCGCGATCGCCTGCTCCACGTTCTCCCCGCGCCCGAGCGCGCCGCCGGTTTCCGCCATCCAGCGATCGAACTCGCTTTGCTCGATCGCGCTGCGCCCGTAGCCCGAAGGCCGGAAGGCCGCGCTCTGGTTGAAGTCCAGGAGAAGCGGGCGCGGCGCGTCTCCCGCCTTGGGCACGTGCACGAGCACGCCGGTGCCTGAGCGAAAGACGTAGCGCCCGTCGCCGATCGGCTCGAGCGGCAGGGCTTGGAGCGTGCTCGGACTGATGTTCTCGGGCAGTTGGCCGGCTGCGGCCATGTCCTCGGTCCTACGGCGCACCTGGTCGCGGAAGGCGCTTTCGTCCATGCCGTAGGGCATTGGGGTATGGCGGCCGTTGTAGCGCTCCACCCCGCCGGTTGCGAGCTGCAGGGCCTGCTCCCAGAGGTCGGAGTCCAGGGCCTTGGTGTCCTTCACGCCTGCGTCAGAGGCGAGCTTCGCGTAAATCGCCCGCGTGGCCTGGTACATGGCGTTTCTCAGCCCCGGGCGCCCGGCGTAGGCGTCCCGCACGTAGCCGTCGAAGTCGGCGCGCAGGTCCGCTTCCGGTGGGATCGGCAGGAGGCTCCCAGAGTCGGGCTTGCCGTCGGCCTTCGTGGCGGGCCTCAGGATCGCCTCGCCCGCGAGCATGAGCTCGGCCGCCTGGCCGCGTCCCTTCGCCTGGTACTCGCCCGCGATTGCGGTGACGGGGTGGTCGCCGGCGATCTGCGCCATGATGCCGCTGTAGCCCTGCACGTCGCCCGCGGCGGCCTGGAAGAGTGCGCCCAGGTAGTCGCGCCGCTCCTTCCAGCTCGCCCCGGAGAGGGCCTCGGAGACGAGCTTTGCCTCGGGCTCGGTGAGTGGCCGCACCGGCGCGCCGTACTTCGCCTGCATGGAGCGCGCGATCGCGAAGCGCTGCGCGAGGCCTTGCGCTTGGGTGACCGGCTGCGCGAGGTCCAGGGGCGTGGTCTCGGCGATGCCCTGCCTCACCGCGAAGGTCACCGGGTCCTTGGCGAGGAGCGTTTGCTGGCGCTCATGGATGCTCTTCCAGGCATCAACCACGCGGCGGTCGAACTTGGTGGGGTCGGCACGCGCCGCGGTCTCGGCCCTGGTGATCGCCTCGGCCTGCTGCACGGGGTTCAGCTTGGAGAAGCTCCCCGTCGCGTTCGCGATCGCCACCATCTGCTTGGCTTCCGCCTCGAGCTCGGTACCCTTGGCCAGCTCGTAGACGGGCCCCAGCTGCTCAACGGTGGCGGGCATGCCGGCGAGCGTGTTGTCGTTCGCGTCCTTGATGAGCTTGCTCACGGTGCGTTCGCGCTGCAGGCGCTCGCGCTCAGCGCGCAGGTCCAGGGTCTCGATCCGGTTCAGGATCCGCCCGTGCACGATGTTCTTCCTGGTCTCATCGAGCGGCGAGCCCACGACCTCCTTGGCAAGGGCCTCGAGTCCGCGGCGGTTCTCGCGCTCGGCGAGAAAGCGCGCGTTGAAGCCGGCCGTCATCTGCTTCTGGCCACCTTCTTCCACCGCGCGCTGCAGCACCTGCGCGGTCTCGCGCGTGACGTGGTCCTTGTTCGACTCGTACCAGGCCTGGGCGTAAAGGTGCTTGCCGCTCGCGAGCGCCTGGCCGATCACGGCGGTGTGTACCTTGCCGGATTCCTCGCGCAGCACGGCGTCGCGGTACTCGGGGGCCCAGTCGTAGCGCTCGGCGCGCTCGTAGACGTGCGATCGGATGCGCTCCAGGGACGAGGCCACATCGAGCGGGCTATCCCAGCGCGCGACCGAGTCGGCCTGGGCTTGGGCGAGCGCCCCGTCGTAGACCTGCTTCGCGTAGACGTCGGCCTGCTGCGCGCCGTGGCGCAGGATCTCCTCGTCGAACTGCAGCCGGGCGGTCGCCGCCCTGGTCTTGAAGCGCGTGCGCTGCTCGTCGTTCGAGAGGGTGCGAGCGAGCCCGGCTTCCACGTCGTCGAAGCGCTTGCCGTACTCTTGGCGGATTGGCCGGTTGACGGCTTCGGCGCCTTTGAGCCTCGCGAAGCCTCCGTCGGCGACCGTGAGCTCGAGCTGGCGCTGCTTCAGCTTGGTAAAGGCTTCCTCGGCCCGCAGCGTATTGATGCGGTCCTCCTCAATCTTCTGGGCACGGTAGATCTCCTCGCCCGCGGCGCCGATGTCCTGGCCGAGCTGCATCACGGCTTGGCCTAGCGCTTCGCTCGGCCCGCGCGCGCGTAGCCTGCCTGGGCCGCCTACCTGGCGGGCGACGGGCTGGCGCTCGCCCAACGGGTCTGGGATGCGTGCCATCAGGGCCCCCCGATGCTCGGGTCGTAGTCGCGGATCAGCGCGGCGTCGCCGTGGCCTTCGGGCGCGGCCTCGGGGCCGCCGGCGCCGTACTTCGCGTACAAACTCCCCGCGGTGCGTACCGTGGTGCCGATCGCGCGGATGTTGTAGGCGCGCGCCCGGGCGAGCCCTTCCTCGAGCGCCCCGCTGCCGCCGATCCGCTCGGACATTGCTGCGATGCGAAATTGGCGTGCCCGCTCCTCGCCTTCGTAGAGCGCGAGGCTCGCGCGGTAGGCGCCCATGCCCTTGTGCTCGGCAAGGAGACGCACCACGGTGGGGTCGGAGACGCCCGCGCCGCTTGCTGCGGCGACCGCCAGGGCGCGCGAGGCAGCGTGATCGGCCACGCGGCGCTCCTCGAGCGCCTCGCGCTGACCCAGCGCGACCGCGATGCCAGCCTGGCGCTCGAGCTCTGCGGCGTTGAACTCGGCGGCGACCTTCTCGCGCTCTCCGGCCGTGCGCGCGGCGCGCGCGGCGTCCCGCGCGCCCCAGACCGAGACGGCGGTCCCGGCGATCTGCAGCCAGCCCGCGGCGCTCATGCTAGCCATGGTGTTCGACCTCCGCGATCGCGGCGAGCACCGTGCACGGGCGCGGCGCCTTCGCGAGCAGGCACAGGCGCGCATCGTCGTCCCAGGTCCCGGGGAATGTCATCTTGCCGCTGGAGTAGTCGGTGTGTACGGTGTCGGCCGCCACCGGCGCGCCGCGGTGCGTCTGCGGGAGCTCGCGCATCTGCGATTCGGTCAGGCTCGGCCCGTAGAGCAGACCCTTCGCGTGCACGTCGGCGAGTACGAGGCCCAGCGACTTGATGATCTGCTCGTCCATCAGCGTGGCCTGCAGGTTCTCCATCAACTCGACGAACTTCGCCGACTTGTAGGGCGCCTCGTAGGGTAGGCCAACCATGCCCTGGGTGGCCTCGTAGGCGGCGCCCGCGTTCGTCACCGTGATGGCCCCGCCCGAGACGGTGAAGGTGGCGATCGCGCCGGCTGCGGTCCGCAGGCACTTGCCGTTGTCCCAGACCACGACGTCCTCACCCTCGAGGTGCGACAGGCCGGTGATGGTCGCGCTCGCCGCCTGGCTGTAGGTCACGAAGCAGTCGGCTTGCTTATTCAGCGTGGCCCCGCGGCACTCCGATTCGAATGCCCATTTTTCGAGGTAGCGCTTGGTCGAGCTGCTGATCGTGCGCGCGACCTCGTAGTAGACGTGGTCCTCGGCGTCCCCTGGGTCGCCCGGCAGGATGCAGCCGTCCTCGATCTCGCCGTCGGTCTCGATGTCCATGAGGGCGATCACTTCCTCGAGCTTGTCGAAGACGAGGAGCAGTACGGTGCCGTCCGAGCGGATGAAGTGCAGCCGCGTGTCGGGCTGGCGCTGCACGAGGATCTTCGTGATGCCCGGGAGGCCGGCTTCCGGGGCGAGCGCCGAGAGGTGCCCGGCCTCGTAGTCCACGCCGCTCTGGCCGAAGGCGAGCTCGAAGATGCGCGCCCCGCCGCGCTGCACGAAGACGCCGTTCTGATCGACCTTCACCCCCGCCACGGCGGCCGAGCCTTGGGTGCTCGCCGGCTTCAGGTTGAAGTTGGTCGGGGTGAGGGGCTCATCGAGGCTCGAGCTGCGGATCGAGAATTCCGAGCCCTCCCCGCCCGCAATGAGGCGCTGTAGCGAAAGCAGCCAGTTGATCCGGTCCACGGGCCCCGAGCCGATCGAGCGGCTGATCGGCCCGGCGTCTCCCTCGAAGTCCGGGTCGAAGCTGTCGAACCCATCCGAGATCGAGGCGTCGATCTTGTCGCGACCCGACCAGACCAAGCGCCCCTCGTGGAAAGCCACCGCGCTCGGGAAACCTCGCAGGCTCGACCACTGGCCCTCGGCCCAGTCCTCGGTCGCCGCCGTGCCCCCGAGGTCGGTCAGGATCTCGGCCGAGACGACGGTGCTCGAGGTGAAGGCGGTCACGCGCGCGACCCCGGTGATCGCGCCCGTGGTGATGGCGAGCGTGCATTCCTGGGTGCCGGCGCCGTAGTCCCCGGTCTTCACCCCCAGCCGGTAGTAGATGATCTGGTTGTCCAGCCCATCGTCGAAGGTCGTCGTCTGGTCGGTGGTGTAGGTGGTGACGTCGTACCAGCTCGCGCCGGCGTCGAAGGAGCGCTGCAGCGTGACGGTGCTGCCCGAGGCGGTGAGCCCCGTGATCTGGATGGAGAAGGCGCGCGCCGCGTCCACCCCGGTCACGATGATGGGGTTCGTGAAGGTGTTCTCGGCCGTGATGCTCGAGGTGACGGTCTGCCCGACCGAGGTGATCTGGAAGAGCGCGCCCACGTGGCTCGAGCGAAACAGGGGCTTCGAGGCCGTGAGCGTGGTGTTCCCGGAGATCGCGGCCGCGGCGATTGTGGTGGTGGAAACATTCAGGATCCTGAACGGGCCGTCCTCGGGCTCGTAGACGACGACCGACCAGCTGCGCGTCGCGCGCCGCTCGATCGTGTATTGCTGGTAGCCGTCGCAGGCCACGTAGACGATGTCGCCCGACTGGTCGTGCCGGATGAGATCCAGGTCGGCGGTCTCCCATGGCGCGGTGACCTCCATCACGCCCGCGGCCTCGATCGTGCAGGCATCCACCAGCACAATGCGCTTCAGCCGGCTCTTGAACTCCACCCAGAAGTTGCCCGTCGGGGTGAGCGCGAGGCTGTGGGTGCCGGTGCCGAGCACGGTCTCGTTGATGTAGCTGTCGTCGCCCGCGCTCGAGCCCACGCGCAGCACCACGGGGCCGCGCTCGATCACAATCCGTAGCGCGTGCTCGTCGCCCTGATCGGCGGCCGCGACCGTGATCTCCTGGCGCCGGATGGCAAAGGACGTGCCGTTGCCCGTGAGGCCCATGTACCCGCCGGCCTGCCAGGCGCTCGTGGCGCCGGATTCGTCGGCGTCGGTCCAGCCCGTGATGTCCGAGTCGAAGCTGCCGTTCGTCACGGCGCTCGAGACGCTACCGCGGGTGACGAGTGCGTCGTCCACCCAGACCCGCAGGAGCTCGTTCGTCAGCTCGATCTTCGCCTTGTCGGTGATCGAGAAGATAAATGGAATGTAGAAGGCGCGCAGGTCCGCTTTCGTACTCCCCAGGTGGCCCAAGCCCGGGCGCAGCATCATGCTGCCCAGCACCCTGCAGACCCAGTTCGTCTGGATCTCGGCCGCGAGGGCGAGGCGCTTGATGTCGGAGCGCGCTAGGCCCAGCCGAGAGACGATCCCCCGGTTGAAGGCGAGCTTGGCGACGCGGGTGCGCATCGCTCGCCTACCCGATCAGCTGCGTGGTGCTGCCTCCATCGCGGCGATAGCCCTGCCCACGGTGGCGCGCCGCCGCCCAGGTGCCGCGGCTTGGGAAGGTCGCGGGCTGGACCTGCGCGGCCTTGTTCTTCGCGATCAAGAGCGTGCGGTTCACGTGGCCCTTGTCCTCGCGCCCTGGGGGCCCGAGCAGGAATTCGCGCTTCTCGGCGCTGCCCGGCAGTCGGTGGATGATCCGGCCGGCGAAGTAGGCCTTCACGTAGTCCGTGAACGAGGAGGGCCACTTCGCGAGGTCCATGCCGTAGCTCGCATCGTCCGAGACGTACTGCACGTAGAGCACGGTCTCGTCCGAGAACCAGTAGCTGATCTCGTCGGCGTAGGCGAGGTGCGGGTTTTGCAGCCGCTCGTCGGAAAACACCCCGGCGGTGGCCACCCAGTCGTCGGGCTTGTCGAAGCCGTAGGTGAAGCCCCAGTCGGGCGAGATCGACGGGTTGTAGTCCATGCGGCTCGAGCGCATGGCGAAGTGCCACAGGCCCTGCTCGATGCAGTAGCGCACGCCCTCGTCGTTCCAGACAAGGTCGAGCAGGTGGCGAGGCTCGACCTCCTCGCTCACGGTCTGCAGCGCGCGCTCCCCGCAAAGGAGCAGCGCGCCGTTGTAGATGCGCAGGCGGTCGGTCAAGGCCGCCTGCCCTTACGTAGTAGCCGTGGCGTGGGTGCTCGGGAGCTTGGCGGGCGCCCCGCCGATGTTCGTGGCGAGCGCTTCCAGCCAGGTCTTGGCCGCGTCCTGGGTGGCAAGATCCTCTTGCACCACCACCCTGTCCTGCTTCCTGATCACGGACCACTTGTGCGGCCCGCGCAGCTTCACTTCGTGCGCGTCGATGAAGGCCTGGCGTTCGGCCTGCGAGGCTTGTGTCAGCGCCACGTCGCTCGTGGTCAGGCGCTCGATGCGCAGCATCTTCACCTTCGCCCAGGTGCGCGAGCAATCGAGCACCACGAGCTCGGCCATCCAGGTGCCGTCGACCGCGCGCGCGCGGATCTCGTCCATGGGCTTCAGGCGCACCGAGTGGTGGGCCCAGAAGGCGGGGTTGGTGAGCTGCTCGGGTTCCACGCCCTGCGCGATCAGCGCGTCGTAGCGGGTAGAGACGTGCTCGAACAGGGAAAAGTCCCCTGGTGCGAGTTGCGGCAGGGGCCGGTCTTGGGTTTCGGGCATTGCGCGTTCCTCCTCTCGTTCGTTCAGGGGTGCTGCCGGCGGCGGGGCCCTTGCGGGGCGCCCGCCGCCTTCGTGCCTTCGCCGCCCGGGCTTACCTGGTGGAGCTCAGGTGCCCGCCCGAGGAGGCGATCGCCGCGCCCGCGGTCGTCACCGGACCGATCACGCCGACGTAGACGCTCACCGAGGAGCCGGTGCAGACCGCCCCCATGATCATGTCGCCTTCCTTCATGCCGAGGTAGAAGGCGTCGGTGAAGTAGCTGGCGGTGATGAAGTCCGTCGAGCTGTCGGTCGAGTTGTGCAGCCAGAGCTGCTGACCGTTGATCACCGTGCTGCCGGGGAAAACCGTGGTGCTGCGCTCGCCCCAGAACGCGCTGTTGACCAGGCGCGGTGGGTTGGCGGTTGCTGCCGAAGCGGTGCTGCCTGCGTAGGCCATGGTTGGCCTCCTTGTAGTTCGACCCGGATGTCGGGCCGGTGCGCTGGCCCGACTAGCAGGTCATCCGGGGTTAACCGTAAACGGTGCCGTCCGTCGTCATCACGACGATGCCGGCGTTCTGCAGAACGACCCCGCCCATGTAGCAGGTGGTGCGGGCGTAGGTGTAGTCCTGCTCGTCGTTGTAGCCCACGGCCGTTTGGACCCCGGCGCTGTTCGCGGCATGGCCCACGGCGGTCTTGTGGTACAGGAACGACTTCTCCGAGGCGGTCGCCTTGCCGGGCAGGTTCGGGTGCTCGATGATCAGGCAGTTCCTCCACCTGTAGGCCATCGGCTTGTCGCGCCAGCTCGGGTTCACATCGCCGCCCGCGTAGGGCTTCACTTCCACGTACTGGGCGTTGGAAAACTCCGGGGCCTGCTCGAGGAAGGCGAGCACCGAGGGCTGGCAGGTGAACGTGATGTTCGAGTCCCATGGCACGCTCGCGTTCGAGAGCTTCACGCGCGCGTTCTGAAAGAGGCTCACCGTCGGGGTCGCCGATGCCGCGCCGACCGTCACGGTGCCGGTGTTGAGCAGCGTGATGATCTCGTCGTCGATCTTGCGGTTCATGACGCCCATCGACGTCATCTGCATGATCTGGCGCTGGTTGCCCTGGCTCGCGAAGATGTTGAAGCCCGTCTTTCTCACGAGATCGTGCCACTCGCGCAGCGTCGCGGTGTTCTGCGTGTTGTCGTCGTTCCTGCTCGGGATCATGCCGTTCGCGCCGCGCGACTGTGCGCTTGCGCCCCCGGAGCCGGCGACGAGGAACACCGCCTGGTTGCCCTTGATGGTCGCCTCGGTCGTCACCGTTTCCCGGAGCAGGGTCGCGCGCGCTTCGAAGGCGGCGATGAACTCGTCCCGGTACTGGGTCTGGTACGCCGTGTCGGCGTAGAAGACGAGGTTGCGCTCCGCGTAGACCTTGATTGGCACGAGGAGCACCGCCAGCAGGCAGACCGCCCAGGTCTTTGCCGCGGCGAAGATCGTGCGAAGTTTTGTGGCCATGATGGCCTCCTTTCGCTTGAGTCGACTTGTCGACCTAGCTCGGGGTGTCCATCACAGCTGTTGGCCGGGGTGTCCTCTCGGGGCCGGCGGCCAGCGGACGGGGCCTCGCATCGGCACCATTTCCGCCCGAGGGATCGCGCGGCGCGCGGGTGCCCCTCAGTTGCACGGGGTTATACACCCCTGCGCGCTGCGGTGCAACTTCGAGGAAAGAATGCCCGGCGGGCGCCTGGTCCCTGGGCCCCGCAGGGTCGCCAGGTCGTCGATCGCCCACAGCGGCGGCGGGCTCCGCGCTTACCGGCGCGGCCGCACCCGCCGGGCAAACGGATCAGGCCGCCTGCTTCGACTTCTTGGCCATGCCCTCTTGCGCGTCGATCAGCTGGCGGTAGCGCGCCTGCATCTTCTCGTCGCCCCAGTACTTCTGGTAGTCGGCGCTGCCCTTCGGGGCGGCCATCCACTGGCGCATCTGGGTGAGCTCGGCCTCGATCGTCTGGCCGAGGTTCGTCGCACCCGCTGGAAGCACGGTCGCCGCGGGGTTGATCTCGCGCTCGGCCTGCACCAGCCACTCCCACATCTCGGGGGCGGCGCGGATCGGCATGTGGTCGGCGAGGTAGCCATTCCAGAAGCGATCGCGAAAGCCCGCCGGCGCGCGAGATAGGAAGGCTTCGGCGAGGTTTCTGTTCACGCTGTAGTCCGCGCCCCACTTCGTGCGCAGCAGGTCCTCGGTCTTCTTGACCGAGAGGCCTTCGGCCTCGGTGAGCGCGTGCTCCTGGCGATCGACCTCGGCGTAGAAGCCCTTGAGCGCGGTGTCGACCTGCGCTTGGGTGTAGTTCGCCTCGTGCGCGCTTTTCAGGAAGGCGTTGATGAAGTCCTCGTCCTCCTTCGGGTCCTTGCCCTGGGGGAGGTTCAGCTTGTAGCCCTTCGCCTCCGACGGGATGCCGTTCTCGGCGCGCCAGCGCGCGAGCTCATCGGCGCTCGCGCCGGCCTTGAGCGCGGTCTTGAACTCACCCGCGGACATGCGCGCCTCGAGCTCGCGGGCCTTCCTCCAGATCTGCTCCGGGGATTCGTAGCGCGCGAGCTGCTGGAGCTCTCTTTCGGAGTTGGTCGAGCCGGCCGCCAGGCGCTGGCGCCAGTCATCGCCCCAGCCCATCATCTGCGCGCCGGTCGAGGCCGGCACGCCCGTGGATGCCGGGTTTCCAGTGCTTGCCGGTGCGCCCGTGCTCGGGCTGCCGCCCGTCGTGCCGTCTGTGCTCATTTACTCGTTCCTCCTCGGTTGTCCGACCTTCAGTTTCGTCATCTTCACCACCTGGTTGCCCACGAAGCGGCGCCCCTCGGCGAATACGGTATCACGATCGCCTTCGCCCGCGCCCGGCCGGTAGCTCATGTCGTAGGTGCCGGCCGCCCGCTCGATGATCCAAGCGAGCGCGCGCTTTTGCTGCTCGAGGTTGGCCGTGCCGCGGGCGAGCGCCTGGATAGCGATCACATCGACCTCCTCGTACTTGGGCGGGCGCCACGGTGCGTGCTCGTCGATCGCCTGGCGCTTCGATTTTGCCGGTACCGTGGCCATGGCCTTACTGCCCCGCGGTCTGCGCCTGGGCCATGCTGTGCTGCGCCTTGCCGAGCTTCTCGGTCACGGTCGCGGCCTGCTCCATGCTGGCGAGGTCTGCCTGCGCAGCGCTCGCTGCGGCGGCGGCTTGCTGCGCGCGCTCGACCTCGAGTTCGGTGCGCAGCCACTTCGCCGGCGCCCGGATGCCCTCGGCGACGTCCCTCAGGATGGTCACGGCATCGGGGAGGTGCGCAGTGGCCGGATCCAGGGCCACGGCTTCGGTCACGATCTGCTTGAATTCTAGGAACTTGATGCCCTTTTGCTGCTCGATCGCGTCGTGCAATGGGCTTTCGAACTTGAAGTCAACCTCCGTGGCGCGAAGCTCGCGCGGCACATCGAGCGGCGAGCCGAAGCCCCCGGCCCGGAAGAGCACGTCGAAGGTCTCCTCGCAGACCGCGCCGTTGTACTCGGCCTCCATCGGCTCAAAGAGCGGGAGCGCCCCGCGGATGTACTCCTGCACGAGCTGGCCGGCCTGGTAGGCCGTCATCTGCGGGTCGGTGGTGGGGTTGAAAGCCCGCAGCTTATTCAGGAAAAAGCACTGCTTGAGCACGTCGCGGCTGTCCTGGATGAGCTCCAGGTTGATCGGCAGGCCCTTCACGTCGATGTTCATCGCGCGCAGCGCCTCGCCGAACTTCTCGTCGTACTCGGCATCGACCCAGGTCACCCCGCCCGGGAATTGCTGCATGTCGGACTTCACCACGTTCGTCTGCGCGATGAGGGGCGGATTGGCCGCCTTCTCGCCGGCTTCCAGCATGGTGAGGGTCATCGCCTGCAGGAGCCTGCCCTCGGGTAGAGCCGCGACTGTGGCGGGGGAGTAGGGGTACTGGCTCCCCGATGGCGTCGCCCACCTGGGGATCAGGTAGTGCTGGCCCCAGATCGGGGTCTGCTCGATCACCTTGTCGTTCTCGCAGTCGTAGTACAGCGACACCCGTGGGCGGCCGTTCGCGCCGATGTCGGCGAGCTCGGCGTTGCACACGATGTGCTGCACGTCGACTTCGGCGAAGGGCTCCTTCGCTGCGCGCTGGTGGATCTTGCGGTCGAGCTCGGCGCGCGGGAATAGCCGGATCAGGTCCGAGACGGCGTACTTGCCGCGGCGCACCTTGAAGTCGATCTTGCCGTCCTGGTCTTCGCGCCAAGCCACGTCCTTCAGGTGCCAGGCGCGGTAGAGCAGGTGGCTGCGATCGCGCGAGAGCTCCACCGACAGCGGGCACGCGCCGAAGGTGGCGAAGTCGTGATCGGCCTGCTTGGTGGCCTTGTTGAAGAGGGCGTCCGGGTCGTACATCGCGCGCCGCTGCGTGTTCTCGGCCCACTGCAGCCAGCGGTTTACTTGGTTGGAACGTAGCCCGCTGTCGCGCGGCACGATGTGGAACCAGGCCTTGTTCGTGGGCCGCAGCATCGTGCCGGTCTGGTCCCCGAGGTCACGCCTGCACAGGATCGGGAAGCTCGAGGTGAGGTGCGAGGCGTAGTCGGTGCCAAGGCTTCGCTGGACGGTGAAGTCCGCGCGCTCCGGGTAGAACTGCTCGGCAATCTCCTGTTGGAGGCTCACCCACGGTGCCCTCTTGGAGAAGAGGTTGTCGGCGAGCTCGCGTAGCGCCTTTGGGGTCATGCGCCGAGCGCGTCTCCACCGCCGCCGCCGGTGAGGATGGTGCTTTGGCGCCCGCGGCGGCGCATGATTGAGGCCATGGAGCGCCGGCGTTGCCTGCGCATCGCGGCTTCGTCGGCGAGCGGGATGGCTGCAGGCTCTTTCGACTGCTCGCCACGCATCACGGCGATCAGCTCGCGCTGGCGCGCGCCCTCCTCGTCGGCGATACGTTGCGCGAGGTTCGCGGCTTCGGCGCCCTGAGAGAGTTGCACCGCCCCTGCGGCGACGGTGGCTTGGGTCGATGCGCCGGCGCCAGCTGCGCCGGCTCCATACCAGCCCGCGAAGAGCGAGCCGATCGTGCGCCCCAGCGCTCGGTTCTCGGGATCTTGGGAGAGCTTCTCGCCGCCTGCGAAGATGTCCCAGCGGGACTGCTCCGGGCCGAAGGGGTCACTCGAGACGTTCTCCGCGGTGAGCGCGGTGACTCCAGCGCCCACCGAGCCCGGCACGTCCTTTTCAGCCTTGACGAGTTTCGCGGTGAGCGGGTCGTACTTCAGGGCCTTGCGCAGGATGCTTCGAAGCGATGCCATGGCGAGTTCTCCCGTGGTCGTGGGCCCGGTCGGCGGAATCCTACACCTATCGCCGCCGGCGCGCTGCCTCGCGCCC